AAGCCCTCGACCATCTGCTAGACCGTCTAAGCCAGAGAAGCGTCTAGGCTACGAACCAAACACAGATACTACGGATGATGCTCGTGCTTCCCGTGGCTCTGGTCGTACATCTGATGGACCTAAGAGCACTTCTTCTAGCTCTGGTCCTTCTACTCGTCCTAACAACAAACCAAAAGATTCTCGCACTCAATTAGAAAGAGACAGAGAGCGTATGGGAAATAAGCTAGGAAAAATTAAAGATTTCCTATTCCCCGGCAGAGACTACGCTAAAGTCCCAATCGGTGAATGGAAGCCAGAGAAGAAGTATAAAGGTGGAATGGTTGGAGCTTCTAACCCCCCTACCCAAAAAGGTACACCTAGGTATAAGAAATGAGAAAGTTAACTGAGCTACAAGAAAAATTTCTAGAAGCTCTATTCGGTGAGGCTGACGGTGATCCCTACAAGGCTAAAAGGCTGGCAGGGTATAGCTCTAACGTTTCTGTTAGAAGTATCACCGACAGTCTCTCTGAAGAAATTGAAGACCTTACAAGAAAGTACCTAGCCTTTCATGCTCCAAAGGCTGCTATGTTTATGGTCAATAGTATCAATAACAACCCAACCAATCTCATCTCAAGAGAAAAGCTAGCAGCCGCAAAAGACGTACTGGATAGAGCAGGACTAAAACAAATTGACAGGATGCAAGTAGATACAAACAATCCTATTTTTGTTCTACCTGCTAAGGATTCAAATGAAATGGACTCCGATAGTTAAAAGAAGGAAGCATGTTCCTTGGGGCTATAAGCCTTCAGAGGAAGACCCTAGGGTTTTAATTCCTATTGACGAACACCTAGATTTACTTGAACAAGCGAAGGAGATGAGAAGTCATCATAGTCTTAGAGAACTTGCGACTTGGTTAACTGCTGTGACTGGTTCTCCTATTTCTCATCAAGGACTAAAGCTAAGGTTTGAGAAAGAAGACCAGAATCTTGCTAGTAAAGCAGAAGCTGAGCAAGAATACATTCTAAGTAAGATAGTTAAAGATAACTGGGATAAACTCCAGAAAGAAAGGGCAAGACTTGGCGCAAACAAACAAGATACCAGCGAACCCAAAGAGTCCTTCTTTTGATGTAGAAAAAGCCCAGAATATTATCTTTCAACCAAACCCCGGACCACAGACAGAGTTCCTAGCTGCATCAGAACAAGAAGTACTTTACGGTGGTGCAGCCGGTGGTGGCAAGTCCTTCGCAATGCTAGCCGACCCTCTTCGTGGTATGAATGATCCTAACTTTTCTGGACTTCTTTTACGTAGAACTAACGACGAACTAAGAGACCTTAAGAATACTTCCAAGCAGCTATACCCAAAAGCTATCCCCGGTATCAAATGGTCTGAGAAGGATAGTACTTGGTATACTCCGCAAGGCGCATCCCTCTGGATGACCTACCTAGACAGAGATGATGACGTTACTCGATTCCAAGGTCAGCAGTATTCATGGATTGGTTTCGATGAGTTAACACAGTGGCCTAGTCCTTACCCTTGGGATTACCTACGCTCTCGTCTACGCAGTGCTTCAGGTCTTTCTCTTTACCAAAGGGCTACAACTAACCCCGGAGGTAGAGGCCACGCTTGGGTCAAGAAGATGTTCATTGATCCTGCTCCACCCGGTAAGGCTTTCTGGGGAACGGATATTACAACAGGAGAACCTCTTAAGTATCCTGATAATCACTCCAAGTTCCCCGGTCATTTTGTAGTTAAACGTAGGTTTATTCCCGCTAAGCTGTATGACAATCCTTACCTAGCAGAAGATGGTGCTTACGAAGCTAACCTACTTTCACTACCAGAGTTTCAAAGAAAACAACTTCTAGAAGGTAGCTGGGATATCGTAGATGGTGCTGCTTTTGCAGAGTTTAATAGGCTCCTACACGTAATTGAACCCTTCGAGATTCCTAATAACTGGCCTAGGTTTAGAGCAGCAGACTATGGTTACAGCGATGCTTCTTGTGTTCTGTGGTTTGCTGTTAGTCCCTCTGAGCAACTGATTATCTACAGAGAGTTCTACCAACGTGGAGTTCTAGCAGAAGACCTAGGACTAAAAATTGTACAAGCAGAGGAAGAAGACAAAACCAGAGTTAGGTATGGTGTCTTAGACTCTAGCACTTGGGCTAACCGAGGGGACAGAGGCCCTAGTATCGCAGAGCAAATTAACGGTGTTCTAAGAGACTACAACCATAAAGTCTTTCGTCCGTCAGATAGGTCTAAAGGTTCTAGGGTAGCAGGTAAAAACGAAATCCACAGAAGACTAAAGGTAAACGAGTTCACAGAAGAACCAGGCCTAGTTATCTTCAATACCTGTAGAGAATTGATTACCCAGCTACCAGCTATTCCTCTCGATAGAAATAACCCAGAAGACGTAGATACTCACTCAGAAGACCATGCATATGATGCTCTAAGGTATGGAGTTATGACTAGACCTAAAAGCTCTGTGTGGGACCATACAGCACCTAAGTCGGATGGCTTTGCTGCTTTTGATAAAACATTTGGATATTAATTTATGGAAGAAGAACAGCTAGAGTTTGAAGGTTTTGAAGTAGAATCTATTCCAGATAAACCTAATACAGCTTTCTACGATCCCAAAGCTGGACAAATCCTAGAGCTTGTCACTACTAAATTCAATGACTCTGAAGATGCTAGACTCTGGGATGAGCAGCGTTGGATGAGAGCCTATAGAAACTATCGTGGTCTCTATGGGCCTGATATGCAGTGGACTGAATCAGAGAAGTCTCAGGTCTTCGTCAAGATTACCAAGACAAAAGTTCTAGCTGCCTACCAATCCATTGTTGATGTTCTCTTTGGAACAGATAAGTTTCCAATTAGCATTGCTCCCACTGCCCTACCAGACGGTGTAGAAGAGTCTGTGCATATGGAAATGCAGGATATGCCGGAAGGTATTCCAGAAGAAGAGCGCAGACTAAAACCGGGTGAAACACTACAAGAACTACAGGAACGGCTTGGTGCGCTAAAGACTAAGCTTGGTCCTGTTATGGAAGATATTAAACCTGGACCCGGAACTACACCCACAAGCATTACTTTCCACCCTGCTGCTGTATCTGCCGCCAAGATGGAAAAGAAAATCCAAGACCAACTAGATGAATGTAACGCCAATAAGTCTCTACGTAACGTAGCTTTTGAGGCTGCCCTCTTTGGTACTGGCGTTATGCAAGGTCCGTTGCTATCGACAAAGAGTATCCTAAGTGGGAAGAAGACGGGGAATACGATCCAGAGATTAAGACTATTCCTAGCGTAGAGTTTGTATCTATCTGGAATTTCTATCCTGATCCAGACGCAGACAATATGGAAGAAGCAGAGTATGTTATCCGTCGTCACAAAATGACACGCTCAAAGCTTCGTAGCCTAAAGAAAAGACCTCTATTCAGAAAGAATGCTATTGATACTGCTGTTTCAATCGGAGAATCCTATACAGAAAAATGGTGGGAGACTCAACTAGAAGAAGAGCAGACTGGTAGTGCTCCTGAACGATTTGAAGTATTAGAGTTCTGGGGTAACGTAGACACAGAAGTTCTAACGGATTATGGCTTAGCTATTCCTCCTTCTTTAAGGGATAAAGAAGAACTAAGCGTAAACATCTGGGTTTGTAATAACCAGCTACTACGTATGGTTATGAATCCGTTCAAGCCTGCTAATCTTCCTTTCCATGCTGTACCCTACGAGACTAATCCTTACAGTTTCTTTGGTGTTGGTGTAGCGGAAAACATGGATGATACTCAAACTCTTATGAATGGTTTCATGAGAATGGCTATCGACAATGCTGCTCTAGCTGGCAACATGATTATTGAGATTGATGAGGATAGTCTTACTCCCGGACAAGACCTGACTATCTATCCGGGTAAGGTATTCCGTAGGTCTGGCGGTGCTCCGGGTCAAGCTATCTTTGGTACTAAGTTCCCTTCTACTGCAAAAGAAAACATGGATATGTTTGACAAAGCTCGTCAGCTATCTGATGAGTCTACAGGCATTCCCTCCTTTGCTCATGGACAGATGGGTGTATCGGGTGGTATCGGTAGAACATCTTCCGGTATCTCGATGATGATGGGTGCCGCAGCAGGTTCTGTTCGCTCTGTTATCAAGAACATTGACGACTACCTACTGGCTCCCCTAGGTAAAGCCCTCTACCATTTCAACATGCAGTTTGACAATGATGAGGAAATCAAAGGCGACCTAGAAGTTAAAGCTCGTGGCACTGAAAGCCTGATGGCTAACGAAGTAAGAAGCCAGAGACTAATGCAGCTTCTGTCTATTGTC